TATTTACTGACACTGACTTCTACCTCTATCGTTCAGACGGAGTGTCGTGGGTACAATACCCTAGTACAGGTAACTATGGTATAACCTCAGACAGTGGTAAAATCTATGTAGCCGAAACAGGCGTGTCAGGCTTAACACCTGCTGAGTCTTTACTACTAGAACAAGCAGCGTCAAGCAGTGGCGGTAGTGCAGCACCTACAGTCGAGGAAATACGACAAGAGATTGACACTAACAGTACACAGTTAGCTTCTATTAAAACTACTGTAGAAAGTACTCCTGACTACACAGGCGATTTAGAAGTTATCAATCGTGGTGTTCAGAAAGCATCGTTAGCAGTGCCACATTCTGAAGACTTACCATAAGTTATTGTAAAAGTCAAGAAATAATTTAAGAAAAAGCTTGACATTTGAATAAAAGTGTGTTATAATATATAGTATATACCAACGTCATGCCATAGGAGGATAACATGACTAAAGAAGAAGAACTATACTATAACAATTATTTTGACTTATTTGGTTCGGAGGGGTGGAAGCAAGTAGTAGAAGAACTACAAGCTAAAGCCTCAACGTACGATGTAAGTTATCTTAAAGACGAGAAAGACCTGTACAGAGTACAAGGTGAACTTTCCGTTATTCGTTTACTATTAGGCTTGGAAGAATTTATCAACCAAGGTTATAGTAACACAAAAGAGTCTAATTAATCTCGTGGGCTAGAGACTTAGACGTTTTAACTTTCCACAATACTATTAAAGTACGGAGAAATACAATATGGCAAATGAAAATAGTCGTCCAGAAGACTACAACGAAGAAACCTTTGAAACCTTTGATGAAGCTCCTGTAGAGGAACAACCGGAATCAAAAGGCTACGAAGACTATGTAGAACCTGAACCAGAAGAAACAGTCGAAGAAGAACTACCTGAGAAGTATCAAGGTAAGGATGTTAAAGACATTATTGCAATGCACCAGAACGCTGAAAAGCTTTTAGGCAAGCAATCTTCTGAAGTAGGTGAGCTACGTAAAGTCGTTGATAACTTCATACAGACACAAACTATTGCACAACAACAAAAACAAGCCCCTGTACAGGCTGAAGATGACCTTGACGATTTAGACTTCTTTGAGAACCCAAAACAAGCAATTTCAAAGATGTTGGAAAACCATCCATCAGTACAACAAAGCAAACAAATGGCAAGTCAATTAGCGCAACAAAACACTGTTGCAAAACTAAAGGCTAACCATCCAGACTACACTAACATTGTATCTGATGCTAAGTTTATTGAATGGGTAGGAAAGTCAAAGGTTCGCTCTCAACTGCTACGTCAGGCTGACGCTTATGATTATGACAGTGCTGATGAGCTGTTTAGTTTATGGAAAGAACGGCAAGACATGGTTAAATCCGCTGTTCAGACCGAAACAAAAGCTCGTAGACAGTCTGTTAAATCAGGCTCAACAGGCAATACCAAGGGCTCTGGCGAACCAAGCAGAAAGAAAATCTACAGACGTGCAGACATTGTAGAATTGATGACTAAAGACCCTGAACGTTATCAGAGTTTAGCATCAGAAATCAGACAAGCCTATTCAGAAGGGCGTGTCAAATAACTTTTAATAATATCTAAGGAAACTTAAAATGGCTAACTTAACTCCTAGCACCAGTAACACAGTTACTAAAGCAAATGCAACTCACTTTATCCCAGAACTATGGTCTGATGAAGTAATTGCAGCGTATAAAAAATCACTTGTTCTTGCTAACTTAGTGCAAAAAATGCCTATGACTGGTAAGAAGGGTGACACAATGCATATCCCTAAACCTACTCGTGGCGTTGCTGCTGAGAAGGCTGCGGCAGATACTGTTACAATTCAACAAAACACTAACGATGAATTAATCATCACTATCGACAAGCACTTTGAATACTCACGTCTTATCGAAGATATCACTGATGTTCAAGCGTTTGATAGCTTACGTCGCTTCTACACAGACGATGCAGGTTATGCATTAGGCTTAAAAGTAGACAATGACTTGTTTGCTCTTGGTAAGTCTTTAGGTGATGGCGACGGTTCTTCATGGGTGCATTCAGCGTCTTACCAGTTCAACTCTACTACTGGTGCAGCTGAAGCGTATGATGCAGACGGTACAGCCGATGTAGGTGCGTTTAACGATAAAGGTTTCCGTGACCTTATCCAAGCATTAGACGACCAGAACGTTCCTATGGACGGACGTTGTTTAGTAATCCCACCGTCAGCTGTTAACGAAATCCGTGGTATCGACCGTTATAACTCTGCAGACTTTGTAGATGGTCGCTCTGTACAAAACGGTCAAATCGGTACATTATACGGTGTTGACATCTATGTTTCTACTAACGCTCCTGTTATGGAAACCGGTGTTAAAGCAGGTATCTTAATGCACAAAGATGCGTTCGTATTATGCGAGCAGATGGCTGTACGTTCACAAACTCAGTATAAGCAAGAGTTCTTAGCAACCTTGTATACTGCTGATACACTATACGGCTTAGACGTTTACCGTCCAGAAAATGCAGTAGTTATTGCACTTCCTGCATAAGCTAGTTAGTTTTTCATAGGGCTTCTTCGGAGGCTCTATTATAAAACTAATTACAATAAGCAAGCGACCCCAATCATTGCAGATATAAGGTGCAAATAAATGTCAACGACAATACAAATCAAAAGAAGTTCTACAGCCTCTGGTGTTCCGTTAGCAACCGACTTAGCAGTTGGTGAGTTAGCGGTTAACTTAGCAGACAAGCGTTTATTCACTAAACAGTCTGACGGTACAATCATTGAGCTATCAACAAACCCTACAGACTTAGATGCAGCTACGCTCCGTATTGATGGAGTGGAAATTACTGCGTCTGCAACAGAACTAAACAAGCTAGATGGCTTCACAGGTTCGACTACAGAGCTTAACATCCTTGATGGACTTACAGCTACAACTATTGAATTAAACACGTTAGACGGCATTACAGCGTCTACAGCAGAGTTGAACAAGCTTGATGGCTATACAGGTAGTACAGCAGAGCTTAACATCTTGGATGGAGTCACTGCAACGACTGCTGAGATTAACAAGCTAGACGGCTTCACAGGTACTGTAGCAGACTTAAACTACGCTAAAGACTTACGAGCTACAGGTGTTACGACTACTGAGTTTGATAAGCTTGATGGTTTAACAGCCACTACAACCGAACTAAACTACGTAGACGGTGTAACATCTAACATCCAAACACAACTAAACGGCAAAGCCACAAGTGCACAAGGTGCATTAGCTGATAGTGCTGTACAGCCTAATGATAATGTTACGTTTGGCACAGGTGACTTCACAGGCAGCGTAGACGTCACAGGCACTGTCACGGCTGATGGTTTGACATTCGGTGCAAATACAGGTCGAGCTATTAATTTATACGAAAGCGGTAGCGATGTCTACGGGTTAAGTATGGATAACCTTGGCGATGGTTTTAGTACCAATGTGCTAGGTGGTGAAGCAGGTTTAGTTAAAATCTTCACAAAACCACTGGGCGGTTCTACTGCAGAGCGGCTTAGGGTTAAGTCTAACGGAGACGTCTCATTCTACGAAGACACTGGCACGACTGCAAAATTCGTATGGGATGCTAGTGCTGAGAGTTTGGGGATTGGTACAGCTAGTCCTACAGGTAAGTTAGATATAAATATATCTTCTAACGCTCGTGGTTATTTCACAGACAATATTGGCGAGGTCGGTGCAGGGACTTTTACACTTCAGACTCTTGACTCAACAGGCGCATTGTTAAAACCACTAGGGTTTAGGGCTGAGGATATACGTTTTGCAACTGGAAGTTCAGAACGCATGAGAATAGACTCTAGCGGTAACGTAGCTCTAACGGGCAATGAGCAAGAGCTGAAGTTTCACTCAGACTACGCTATAGGCAACACTGACAGGGCAAAAATTAAAACAGTGGGCGCAGGTGGCGGTTCGGGTTATGGCGGTGACTTAACGTTCCATACTAAAAACCCTAGCAATGTCTATGGCGAACGCATGAGAATTGACTCTAGCGGCAACGTAGGGATTGGTACAGCTAGTCCCGACTCTAAACTAGAAGTTGTAGGTGGTGTTACAGTAGGTAGTTTTTCAGGAAATGGCTATAGAATCTCACGCTCAGGTTTAAGTTTGCCTATAATTGAATTTGGTACTCAAGATTTAGATATATTGTCAATAATTAACCCTGTGAACAATCATTTAGTTTTTGGCACTAACGCTACAGAACGAGCACGTATAGACAGCTCTGGTAATCTGTTGGTTGGTCGTACTAATAGTGCTACAGGTAATTCAGGTTTGGTTGTCTACAGTAACGGACTGATAAAAAATGAAGTTAGTAATGATACTGTATGCGTCCACAATAGAATTGGGAATGATGGAGATATTACACAATTCCGCAAAGACGGCTCAACAGTTGGTAGTATTGGTACTGAGGGTGGGGCATTAACAATAGGAAATGGCGATACAGGTTTGCGTTTTATTAGTGTTAGTGATGGAGTTCAGCCTTTTAATCCATCATCTAACTCAACCAGAGATGCGTCAGTAGATTTAGGTTTTTGGTCAAACCGCTTCAAAGACCTCTACCTATCTGGCGGTGTGTATCTTGGCGGAACTGGTGCGGCTAATAAGTTGGATGATTATGAGACTGGTAATTGGACTCCTACAGTTAGTTTTACGGCAGGAAATGGCACTTTATCATACAATACACAAGTAGGTTACTACATTAAAACTGGAAGTATGGTGAGTGTTCATCTACATATAAGTTTTAATAAAGGGACTGCATCTGGTAATTTTAGAATTTCCTCATTGCCTTTCACAGTAGCAAATACGCAAGCGGCTAGAGGGGGTGCTTCCGTTGGGTATTATAACGGCATTAACAATGTTAATAGTAATCCGTTGTTTATGGGAGATAATAACACCACTATTTTATCGGCTAGGAAGCCGGATGGTATTGATATTAATCAAGCAGACCTAAATGCCGTAACAAACGTATGGATGCAGTACACTTATTACACAGATTCTTAATACTCCTAGTGGATTCTAGGAACAGACAAAACAAGAGGAAATAAACATGAGTTTAACAAAACAAGTAACACAAGACAAAATCGAAGTAGTCAACGTAGGCGACTGGTCAGTCTTACAAGTACGCACAAAGACAGCAATCGTTGAAGACGGTACAGAGCTATCTAGCTCGTATCATCGACACGTTGTAATGCCTACAGACGACTTAACAGCCGAATCAGACGAAGTAGTGGCTATTGCCAACGCAGTATTCACACAGGAAATGAAAGACGCTTACACAGCTTCACAGGAGACAGCAGAATGATTAGTATTGTAAACCTAGAACGCACAACAGACGGTGGTGTCGTAGTAGCACATTGGACAGCAGAGAAAGTATCTGGTGAGCTAACAGCTACCACATACGGAACGAAGTCTTTCACACCAGACCCAGAGTCTGACAGCTTCACAGCCTTTGAAAACCTAACACAAGAGATTGTCGTAGGTTGGTTCACAGAAGAAGAAACTGCACAGATTGAATCAGTTTTGGACGCAGACTTAGAGTCACAGAAACAGCCACAAGTAATCAGTGGCACACCTTGGTAAGGAGTTGACATGAGTGAAGATAGACTCAACAGGATTGAACAGAAGCTAGACCGCCTCGTAGACGTTGTTGAGTCTATTGCTCGTGTAGAAGAAAAGATGGCGGCTAACGACGGGAAGCTCAACAGGCTTGAGTTTCGTATGGACAAGCTAGAGGAAGACTTAGACGAGACATCCAAGATTGCACGAGACAACTCAGGAGTGGCTAAGTTTGCCGATAAAATCTTCTGGTTATTTGTTGGTGGCATGGTGTCATTAGCTGTGTGGGCTATGAAGTCAGGAGTTAGTGCATGATACAACTAGTCACAGCAATAGGCTCAATAGCCTCTCAGTGGCTCTCTAACAAGGCTGAGAAGTCTAAGGCTATACAGGCTAAAGAATTAGAGTTAATTGAACAGGGAGGCGATTGGGAAGCCCTACACGCCCAAGGTAGTCAAAGCTCATGGAAAGATGAATGGTTCACTGTATTGTTCAGTATTCCGCTCATCATGTGTTTCATTCCACCGTTAGTTCCTTATGTTGAACAGGGCTTTGCAGTATTGGAGACTATGCCTGATTGGTACAAAGGTTTCTTAGGTGCTGCTGTAGCTGCTTCATTTGGTATTCGTTCGTTAACTAATTTTAAAGGTAAATAATTATGAATTGTAAAGTATACAAAACTCCAAAGTGTAAGTCAGGCAAGTGTTATCCTAAGAAGTCTAAGATGGCTGAGAAGAAGGCTAAGTAATGATAAAGAAATCCTCAGCATTAACCACGACAACATCCTTACAGACTATCTATACAGTGCCTAACGGTAAACGTGCAGAGTGGAAGATGCTGTGGATTAGTAATGTCAGCGGTAGTAATGGCACGTTTGACGTTACGTATTACAATAAAGCCAATGATACAACCTTTTCATTCTTTAAT